GTTGGAAATGTCCGATGAGGCACCTACAGACGCACTACCTTGTGGTTTTGAGGGTTATGTTTTCAGAAAATATTCAAATGCAACATCACCTTTCATCATTTATAAAACAAAATATAACCAACCTGGAGATGTACTTTATAACCCACCTTTTGGATCAACAAATGGTGGTGATAATCCTGTTATTTCTAACGGTGAAAATCCAAGAAGGGCATATTTAGGTATATCTAATATTTCAGGTATTGACAATGATTTCTTTGATTATAAGGGTAAACAGTTACCGTCTAATTTGGGTACTGATACTACGGGACCTGTGTGGAGTTATTTAACTAAAGGTTTCCATATGGATGTAAATGCAAGTGCCATTACAATACCTAATAGTTATATAACATCGGGTCAAAGCGCCTTTGAGGTAGGGGTTGCTTCGTTTAATGCTGAACCAACAGACGAATCAAACGCATATTATAGATTGAATACCCGCAAATTTACAGTATTAGCATACGGTGGATTTGATGGATGGGATATTTATAGAGAATCTAGAACAAACGGAGATAATTTCCAATTAGGTCAATCCGGTTATAAATTTGGTGCAGAAGCTTCGATTACGTATCCAACGGCAACAGGATGGGGAGCATTCAAACAAATTTCAGGACCTAATCAAGAAAGATGGGCGAATACTGATTATTACGCATACTTGTGGGGTCAACAAACATTTGCTAATCCTGAAGCAACCAATATAAATGTATTTGTTACACCGTCAATCGACTATGTTAATAATTCTAACTTAGTTGAGAGTGCGATTGATATGGTTGAAACCGATAGGGCGGATTCTATTTATATTTGTACAACACCTGACTTTAATTTATTCTTACCATCATATAATGACGTAACTGAAGGTTTAATTTATCCTCAAGAAGTGGTTGATAATTTAGAGAATACAGGTATTGATTCAAACTATACCGCGACATATTATCCGTGGGTGTTAACAAGAGATAGTGTAAATAATACACAAATTTATTTACCACCTACTGCGGAAGTAACTAAAAATTTAGCTTTAACAGATAATATAGCATTCCCTTGGTTCGCATCTGCGGGTTATACCAGAGGTTTAGTAAACGCAATAAAAGCAAGACGTAAGTTAACACAGGACGATAGAGATACCTTATATAAAGGTAGAATTAACCCAATCGCTACTTTCTCTGATGTTGGAACGGTTATTTGGGGTAATAAAACCCTTCAAGTAAGAGAATCGGCGCTTGATAGAATTAATGTTAGAAGATTGTTGTTACAGGCGAGAAAACTTATTTCAGCGGTAGCCGTTAGGTTGTTGTTTGAACAAAATGACGACAAAGTAAGACAAGACTTCTTAGATTCTGTAAACCCAATATTAGATCAAATCAGAAGAGACAGAGGTTTAATTGACTTTAGAGTGACTGTTTCAAATACTCCAGAAGATTTAGATTCAAACACTTTAACTGGGAAAATTTATTTGAAACCAACAAGAGCGTTAGAATATATTGATATCGAGTTTGTAATTACACCAACAGGGGCATCATTTGATGATGTTTAATTAAAAAAAATAAAAAAATGGGGAGTAGAAATATTCCCCATTTATATATTTATTAAAAAAAGATTATGGAAATAAAAAAGAAATTAATTAATGAAGCAACAGGGGTTAATGAAACTTCTAAAAAAACATTTTCATCTAAAAAACAAAACATAATTATTACTGAATCACAGTTAGAAAAACTTCTTTCTAAATTATCAAAAAAATGAATATAAGAAAACATATATTTAACGAAATAAAAAAAAGAAGGTTGTTAGAAGGTTTTGATGATGAGGGTAAACCCGATACTAAATATTATGCCTTTGATTGGGATGATAATATTTGTTTTATGCCTACACAAATAATGGTATTAACAGAAAACGAAGAAGAAGTTGGTATGTCCACTGAAGATTTCGCAGACCACAGACATCAAATAGGTGTAGAACCATTTAATTATAAAGGAACAACTATTGTGGGATATGCAAATAATCCTTTTAGAAATTTTAGAGTAGAAGGTGATAAAAGATTTATTATAGACGCAATGGTTGCATCACCAGGTCCTTCATGGAATGATTTTGTAGAATGTATTAATGGGGGTTCAATTTTTGCAATTATTACCGCTAGAGGACATAATCCTGAAGTTTTAAAAGAAGCAACATATAATTATATTATTTCAAATCACAACGGAATTAATAGTAAGACATTAGTAGAAAATTTAAAAAAATATAGAAATCTTGCAGACAATCCTATAAGTGAATCATTTGATCTCAAAGTAAACGACAAGGAAATAATTATGGAGTATTTAGATATGTGTAGATTTTATCCTGTTAGTTTTGGTGAAGGTAGTGCTGCGAACCCAGAGGAAGGTAAAATAAAGGCAATGAGGGAGTTTATTTCTTATTGTCGGGATCTTGCTAAAGAAATAGGTGAAAAGGCATTTTTTAAAAATGATATTGGAAATAACGAAGTAATCCCAACTATTGGTTTTTCAGACGATGATCCAAGAAATATAGAGAAAATGAAAGAGTTTTTATCTAGTGAATATAAAGAAAAACCAGTAAGAACATACCTAACTAAGGGAGGAGAAAAGAAAGAAATTTAAGTAACCCGGATATATTATAAGAATAATTTTAAAATAATTGAAAGTAAATAGAAAAAAAATTTAATAACAACTATTTATAAATAAAAATAAAAAAACAAAAAAAAAATAACTATGGCTGATTTATTAATGAAAATGCCTTTTCAGTATGAACCTAAAAGAAAAAATAGATTTATACTAACTTTTCCATCATCATTAGGGATTAATTCTTGGTATGTTGAAAGTGCATCTAGACCGACAATCGATATTGCAAAAAAAGAAATAAAGTTTTTGAACACTGAAACATATGTGTCAAGTTCATTCAAATGGAGTGAGATAACAGTAAAACTTAGAGATCCTATCGGACCATCAGCGTCTCAAGCAGTTATGGAATGGGTGAGATTACATGCTGAGTCAGTAACGGGACGTATGGGTTACGCTGCAGGATACAAAAAGGACGTTGATTTAGAAATGTTAGACCCAACAGGAGTCGCTGTCGAAAAATGGATTTTACAAGGTTGTATTATAACAAAAGCAGCATTTGGTGATGTTGGTTACGGTGGGGATGATTTGGCCGATATCAGCATGACATTACAACCTGATAGATGTATTTTAGTTTATTAATTTATTTATTATAATTTATTTAATTAACCCACTTATTATAGGTGGGTTTTTTATTTACTAATTTTTTGTTATTTATATTTTTATTTTAAAACCTTTAAACTATGGATGATACTATAAAATATGGACAAGAAAACTTTAATTTACCACACGATGTTATAAAACTACCATCTAAGGGTATCTTTTATAAACCAAGAAAAGAGTCAATTAAAGTTGGTTATTTAACTGCAAATGACGAAAACATCTTAATGTCACAAAATAATAGAGATGGACTAATTAAAACCCTATTAAGAAATAAAATTTATGAACCAGGGTTTAATGTTGAACAAATGTTAGACTGTGATGTACAGGCCGTATTAATCTTTTTAAGAAATACTGCTTTTGGTTCCGATTATACAATAAAAATAACAGATCCACGAACTTCAAGGGATTTTGAAGCAACGATTACTTTAGATGAAATTGACTATTTAGGTTCTAAACATGTTCCCGATGAAAACGGATATTTTGATTTTATGTTACCAAAAAGTAAACAAAATGTAAAAGTAAAATTATTAAATATAGGCGAGCAACAAGATTTACAAAAAATAAACGACACATACCCTGTTGGTATGATCGCACCAATTGCAACTAAAAAATTAGAATTCCACGTAGTAAGTTTGAACGGCGAAACCGATAAAGGTAATATTTCTAAATTTATTACTCAAATGCCTATATCAGATTCTAAATCATTAAGAAATTTCATTAATGAATGTGAACCTAAATTAAACCTCAAAAGAGAAGTAATGACCCCGTCAGGAGAAATGGTGAATGTTGAAATCGCCTTTGGGGTAGAATTTTTTCGGCCTTTCTTCTAATTACCAAAAAAACTTGTTGGATGAAATATATTTCTTGGTAAGGAGAGCTCGTTTTTCTTACTGTGATGTTAAATCTATGCCTTCTTTTGAGAGAAAATACTTCGTCGAAAAATTAATAAAGGAATACGAAAAATAACAAAGAACACTATTTATACTATAAAACACCATGTATTGGCAAGAAACAGATCCATTCGAATCGTCTTCAGTAACAAGTAAGGCGTTAACTTTTGCTGCTAGTGTGGAGTCCGCAGTTGCAAAGGCCTTTGATCCATTAAGAATAGAAAAGTTTTTTTTAACACTTGAAAATGATGCTAAAAACTTAAATACATCAGTAGGTAATGGTTTACAAAATAATCTTAAAACAATACAAGACACTATATTTAATGTTTATAAAGAGGGGTTGGATTATGGATTCGCGTATGGTGATGCAAAAGAATATATAGATGCAATTGCAACATCATCTAACAAAATGATTAGTATAACAAAAGAAAATACTATAAATGCCATTGCTTTAGGTAAAGCAATGGGTGTTGGAGCAAAAGAAGCCGGTGGTTTATATAGTTCTTTTATGAGCGCTGGAATGGGACAGGCGGTAGCAAACCAAAAATTAACAGAGGCTTTCAAATTGGCTAGACAATACGGAGTAGACGCTTCCACTCTTACCAAAACAGTTGCGGATAATGTATTTAAAGCGGCTGCGTACGGTTTCAAAGACGGAGTCAAGGGACTAACAGAAATGGCAATTCAAGCACAAAGAGTTGGTATATCTATGGATATTGCTCAGAACGCAGCAAATAAAGCCTTTAACCCTGAAGATGCAATAGAAATGGCATCGAGTTTACAACTGTTAGGCGGATCTGCAGCAGGAATGGGTGATGTTTTTGGTCTTATGTACGATGCTCAAAGTGACGTGGGTAGTTTAAATGATAAGATTGCAAAAACAACCGCGAGCATGGTTGATTTTAATTCCAAAACAGGTGAATTTAAAATTAATCCGGCAATGAGAAGGGACTTAACTGACTACGCAGCATCTATTAATTCGACCTACGATGAAATTTCAAAAGTAGCGATTAAAACTAGAAAAGAACAAGAAATAATGTCTAAAATCCCATTGGGAAAGTTTAGTGATTCTGAAAAATCGTTGATTGCATCTATGGCTGAAATAGGGCCTGGAGGAACAATACAAATTAAAGATCCTACATCCGATCAGATGTTAGACGTTTCTAAGTTAACTGGAGAAAATATAAAGGAACTAAAAAAATTTCAAGATGAAGCTCAAAAAGGACCAATAGATGTTGCAAAAGAACAGTTGTCGGTACAAAAAACAATGGTGCTGAAATTGGAAGAAATAAAAAATGCTGGAATTTTTGGAACAGGACTTGAAAAAGGGTTAAAAATTCCTGATTCAATAGAAGAAAAATTAATAACCGTGGCCGACACGTTTGCCGATAAATTAAAAAAAGGTATTGGTGACAGCACACTTCCTGAGACTATTATTGATGGGTATGCTGGTAGTTTAACAAAATTAAAAGAGGTTATTACTAAACAGCTAACACAGTTAAGTAATTTGATTACACAAGCAGAAAACAGAGTTAAAGCGATGTCATTGAATGCAAGGACAGGAACTATTGATAACGATGCTGATGGTAAATATGCCGATGGAGACCCTAAAGATCTTGATGATAACGACCCAGCAAAAGATTTTATATTACCTTCTGATTCAAGTACTATGATTACTGCAGATTTGGGAGGTATAATTAAAAAAATAATACCAGATAAGTCGGACTATTTGATGGGAGCCCCTAAAGAAATATTTGATGAATTATTTAGTTTAGCTAATTTAGGAAATCAATCTGCTAAAGTATTACCAAACTTAAATAAAACATTAGGAATTGAAAGTTTATCTAAATTTGTTGAACAAAAAATAACTACCGAGTCCACAATGAAAAATGAAATTAATTTAGGTGGTAGTACCGAGGTTGTTTTGAAGATAGAATCTAACATTCCTAATGATTTACTATCTAAAATAGCTGATAGTGAGGAAATAAAAAATAATGTAACATCAATAATAAATAATAGGTTAAGTAAAGATTTCGGTAAAGATTTAGTTAATGCCTTGGAATAATAAAAAAATACATATCAATCTATTTATAAATAAAAATATAAATGGAAAGTCCCTTATCATTTGACTCTACTGAAAACTTTAGAAAAAAACTTTTGTTAAGGAATCTTAAACCGTATAAGGTTCAAGATAGTTTCACATCTAACGAAACTAATTTAACAAGAGAATATCAAATTGTAGATTACTCAGTTGTCGATAGTGAAAGTGTTGTTGATATTGGAAATAGACAAGAAAAAGTATTATACACTAAAAATAAATATGGACCCACAGATACAAATCAAAGTTATGGTGAAAGTGTAAATATAAATTTAAATTTAAATAACCAATCTAATTTAGGTATTTATGGTTACCCAAAAACAATCAATTCCAATTTAGAACAAATAGGTAACCAAAAAGAAATTGATTTAATAGTAAAAAACATATATAGACCACAAGGTTCTGCACCCGATTTTGGTGACA